GGTAATGAGGGTGGCAGCCGAAGTGGGAAGAGCTTCTCCATTATGCAGGTGCTTATCACCTATGCATTTTCCACTCCAAACATCCGCATTAGTGTCACATCTCACTCCCTCCCTCACCTTAAACGTGGGTCGCTGAGGGATTTCGAGGTTATTATCCGCGATTGGATGCTCTACAACGTAGACAATCACAATAAGACGGATAATATTTACAACTTTGATAACGGAAGTTACATTGAATTCATTGGCCTTGAGGATCCTGACAAAGCACGCGGAGCAGGTAGGGATATACTTTTTGTAAATGAGGCCAACCTAATCAGCAAAGCACTTTTTGACCAGTTGGACGTGCGAACTACCGACCGGGTATTCATTGACTTGAACCCTGCGGACTTCGACGTCTGGTGCTACCATATCGCTGACGGCAACGATGCTATCAAGATTCACAGTACCTACCGAAACAATCTGAGCAATCTTCCACAAAAACAGATTGAGGTTATTGAGTCCTACCGGGATGCGGACCCTCTTATGTGGCAAGTTTTCGGCCTTGGGCTTCGTGGTACTTCGCAAGAACAAATCTACACGCATTGGAAAGTAACCGACGAACTACCGGCCAAAGGTTCGGTTTGCTATGGCCTTGACTTCGGTTATAACGTACCGAGCGCACTTGTAAAAATAGAAACCTATGAAGGTGCCAACTATGCTGAGGAAATAATCTACCAAACAAAGCTAACGACAGGTGACCTTATCGAGAAATTGAAATCAATAGGCATTAATAGGGCTGATGTAATTTATTGCGATGCTGCGGAGCCTAAAACGATTGAAGAGCTAACAAGGGCAGGATTTAACGCGAAGCCAGCGCATAAGGACGTCACCGAAGGAATCCGCAAGGTTAAATCGATGCCGCTATACATTACCAGGAATTCGGAGAACCTAATCAAGGAACTCAAGACCTATAAGTGGAAAACTGATAAAAACGGAAAGGTATTGGACGAACCTGTGAAGGAAAATGACCATATCAGCGATGCGCTTAGATATGCTATCTTTACATCACAGGGGCAATTTAAATTTAAAATATTAGTTGGGTGAACAGTATACAAAAGGCGGTAGCCAAATTATTTAACATCAAACAAGCACTTCCAACCGGAAGCGGCTCTTATGCTTACGTAAACGGCTCCCTTGTTTGGATGGCTGACACCTCCGAAAACTACATTCGTAATGGTTACGGTGCAAACGATATTGTTTACTCAGCAATTAACCTGGTAACAGAAAAGGCAAGAATGCCCGAATGGGAATTGTACAAAGTGGTGGATGAGGCCGCTATGAAGCAATACAAGTCCGCACTTGCAGCCAAAGATTACCGCGCCGCTGCAAAGCATAGAAAGAAATCCCTGGAAGAAATCACCAACTACAACAGCCGCCAAGCAAGATGGGCGGAGCTGTTGCAATGGCCGAATGAAAACGAAACCTTCGGGGACTTCGTGGCTAATGGTGCGGCTTACAAAATGCTGACCGGTAATAAATTTTGGTGGGCCAATATGCTCGACATGGGAGCCAATGCAGGGGTACCCATTGAACTACAAGCACTGCCTGCTCAGTACATGACTATTCTTGCTACCCTTGGATTCCCAAACAGGGTAGTGGGTTACAGGCTAATGGCTACCGAGCTATTGAACTTCACCCGTGAGCAAGTGCTACATGAAAAGTATTGGAACCCTGAATACTATTGGCAAGGGTCACATTTGTACGGACAAAGCCCGCTGAAGGCTGCGCTGAAGAACTTGACCCGCAATAATTACGCAAAGACCGCCAGTGCTGCAAAGTTTGAGAATGGCGGAGCTGATGGAATTCTTTTTGTTAACGATGATAGGATTCAACCGGAGGAAGGTCTTGCTCAAGCGAAGGCCGTTAAGCAGGTGCTGGCTTCCGAGTACAGCGGGGCCGGTAATAGTGGAAAGATAGCAACCAGTGGATTTCCCGTTGGATTCATCAAGGTAGGTGATTCAGTGGTAGACTTGAACATCTTGAAAGCTGAAGACCTCGACCTTAGGAGGCTTGCCAACATCTGGGGCATTCCTTCGCAGCTGTTGAACGATCCGGAAAACAAGACCTACAACAACCAAAAGGAAGGTGAAAAAGCCCTTACGCAGCGTTGCGTGGTACCGCATCTGATTGCAACCCGTGACCACTTGAACCGGAAGATACAAAGCGATTGGGGACTAAAGGGTGAGAACGTTTATATTGACTTTGACCTTGATTGCTTCCAGGAGCTGCAAGAAGACAAGGCCGCCAAATGGGAATGGGTTAAGCAATTGCCAGTACCCGAAGCCTACAAGCTCGAAATGATGGATTTGGACGTACCTGCTGACTTGCCAAGGGATTTGATATTATTGGATAGCGGAAAGGTCACATTGCAAGAGATTTTGATGGGCATGGACGAGGCGCAGCTTGCACAGATTCAAGCGGACTTAACCGGTTCAGGAATGGTAGACTATGACAGCGGAGAACCTTCATAAAATAACAGAAATCGTTAATGAGGCAATACCGATAAAGAAAACGGATTGCCCGTTGAAACGGATAGAGAAAAACGGCCTGCGACACATGATGACGGAAAAAATCAAAGCTTTATTCAAGTATTATGAGCAGAAGGGAGAAGATACGGACAGCTGAAAGGTTCAGAAAAAAGTATGAAAAACTTTTTTACAACCGCATTTACAAGGCTCTCGTAAGCCAAGTGAAAGCTTTTACCGCTGACATTAAAACCAGCGGTTTTGCGGTTGCTCAAGCCCGTATGCAAACTACCCTGATTAATGCTAATATCGGGCCGGTAATCCAAAAGCTCTACCTTGCAGCTGGGAAAGCCAAAGCAGGAGAAACCTACCAACAGCTCAGAAAAGAATCCCGCCAAGCTAAGAACATGGGATTCAATGCCACTTGGACGCAGCAAATCCTCGACTATTTCGGTCTTTTCCTCATGGATAAAGTAGTGGTACCCATCACTGCCACCACAAGGAAAATGATAGAGGAGAAGATAAACGAGATGATAATTAACGGCTATTCCATCGAATGGCTTGTACAACAAGTGGAAACCTCCCAGTTTTTAGGCTGGAGAGCGCGCATGATAGCCCGCACCGAATCCAACCGCGCCATAAATTACGGCGCACAACTTGGCGCACAACAAACAGGCTTTGCCACTTGGAAAGAATGGGTAGCCGTACATGACAACAGAACCCGTCATGCTCACGTTCAGCTTGACACGAAGAAGGTTGACATGAATGAGGAATTTCTGCCAGGCCTTGCTTACCCTGGAGACCCGAACGGCGCGCCTGATCAAACAATAAATTGCCGTTGCCATCTTTCCTACAGTATTAAGCGTGATGCCAATGGGAAGCCAATAGGACAAGCGGGAAGAACGTATACCGTGAGCCGTAGGCAATCAAGAACTGCCCAAAGATTAATAAATTTGCTAAACAATCAATAAATGAAGAAATTTTTTAATATTAAGAGTATACAAGGTGGTATCCTTGACGTTTCCGAAAACGACCGCCGCGTTAAGGTTGCCATCTCACAAATGGGCAGCAAGGACTTTGACGGCGATGTTATCGATCACAGCGCGTACACTAAAACACTTAGCGAGCGCGGCCCTAAAGCGAAGAATCAAATTTGGCACCTTACAGACCACAATCCCAGCCTTAAATCAGCCGTAGGTAAGTTCAGTGATTTGTACACAGAGGGCGATTACTTGGTAGGCATAACTGACGTACCCAACACCACATGGGGCAATGATGTGCTTGAATTTTACAAGACCGGCCACATCACAGAGCATTCCATTGGTTTTAGGACTATCAAGGAAGAGCAAGTAAAGGGCGCGGATTACAACCTAATAAAAGAGGTGATGCTTTATGAAGGTTCCGCGGTTTTGTGGGGAGCTAATCCAAACACGCCTACCTTATCCGCTGGCAAGTCCATTACAAAAGAGGAAGCTGATAGCGAACTGGATAAATTGAGTAAAGACCTCGAACTTTGCACCAAAACGCTTCGCAATGGAAATATCAGCGATGAAGGGGGTGAACTACTTGAAATGAGGTTACAAATGTTGAATGAACGTATAAAGAATTTATTTGCAGCAATCCAAAGCACAAACCAAGCCATACAACCGGCTGCCGCCATTGTACCGGACAACGCCAAGGAAATGCGATTGATTGATAACATACTTAAACAATTTAATTAAAATTATGGAACAAGAACTGAAAGCCATCGAAGCCGGCGTTAAGGGCTTCAACGAAAAGGCAGCCGCTTTCGAAGCTGGCTTGAATGACGTTAAATCTTCTGTAAACGTATTGCGCGACGAGGCCGACAAGAATCAAAAGGCCCTTGACACCCTTATTGCTGCCAATGCAATGCAGGCTCAAGTTGCTCAGTCTAAAAAGTCTTTCGGTCAAGTTTTCGCAGACCAAGTAAAAGAAGAGTGGGCTGATTTGTCTAAGTCACTTTCCCGTGGCGGTGGCCGTTATAAGATGGAACTGAAGGCCGTTGGTAACATGACCATTTCCAACAACCTGACTGGTGATAGCGTGGTAAACTATGGCACCAATGCCATCCTGCCATCGCAGATGCCTAACTTCCGTGACTTGATCCGCACCTCTAACAGCTCTACCCTTGTGCAAGCTTATTACAGGGAAAGCGCAGGTGAAGGTTCTATTACCGCTCAAACTGAAGGAAACGCAAAGACTCAGATTGATTTTGACCTTACAGAGGTTAAAACCGTTACTAAATACGTTTCTGGTTTTGCTCGTTTCAGTAAGCAATTGGCTAAGTCATTGCCTTTCTTCCAACAAACCCTCCCTACTATGTTGTTGAGAGAGTTTTACAAGGCTGAGAACAGCGCTTTCTTCACTACCGTTTCAGGTGCTGCAACCGGTTCTACCACTACCGCAGAAACTGACGACGTGAAGCAGTTGATTGACTACATTGCTAATCAGCGTTCAGCTCTGTTTGATGCTTCTTACGCTTTGGTGAATCCTGCTCAGTTGGGCCGCTTGAATAAGCTCACATATACCAACGGTTATTATTCTGGAAGCGGTGGCGTTGTAACTGCTCCTAATGGTTCAATGACCATCTCAGGAGTACCTATTATCGCTGCTCCTTGGATCACCGACGACAAAGTTTTGTTGCTTGACAATAACTTTATCGAGCGCGTTGAAGCTGAAGGTTTGATGATTGAATTCTTCGAGCAAGATAGTGATAACGTAACTAAGAATCTTATTACAGCAAGGATTGAATGTTTGGAGGAGGTTAATCTCATGTTCCCTGCTTCTGCGATCTATGCAGACCTCGGGAATATCGCGTAGTTACTTTTTATTAAGTGATTATTAAGATACGCAAACAAGAAAAGGATTCGTATATTTGTAGAAATACATTTATATGAATCCTTATTCTAAACAAATCGCAGGTTATGAAAATCTTTATGAAATCAATACAGATGGAACAGTCTTTAGCTTAATTAGAAATAAGTTTAAAAAAGATTGGCATCATAGAGACGGTTACAGATTAATTGGCTTAACAAAGAATAAAAAAAGAACTGTAGTATATGTTCACAGGCTTGTAGCTGAAGCATTTTTGCCTAAAGTTAATGGTAAAGATTTTGTAAATCACAAAGATGGAAACAAAGCTAATAATCATGTTTCCAATCTTGAATGGGTGACAAAATCAGAAAATAGCAAACATAGTTTTGAAATAGGAACTCAAAGTAACAAAGGTGAAAACCATCCAATGGCTCAACTAAACGAAGAAAAAGTAAAAGACATTAGGCAAAAGTTTGCAACTGGACAATACAAAAGAAAGGAGTTAGCGGAAATGTTTGGAGTTAAAAAAAATACGATTGAAAAGATTATTAATAGGAAACTTTGGAAACATATATGAAAGCAAAAATAATTTCCGCCTTTATCGATAAGATTACCCGCAAATATTATAATATTGGTGAGGTAGTTGAATTCGGTGAAGAGCGATACAAAGAACTGATTGCAAAGAATAAAATAGAAGCACATGAAGAAACCATCGAAGCCGAAGCCCAAAAAGTAGCTAAGAAGAAAAAATACAAGTAATGCTTTACAACGATAGCCAATATTTCGTTTTATCGGAAACCGGCCCTGAACCTGTTAGCGTGGATGAAATTAAATTTCAATTAAACATGAAATTTGATACTACGCTGGACTACGACTTCAACGACGATGATACCTTCATTGCCATGCTCATTGCCAATTGCCGTGAGGCGGTTGAAAGGCATTGCAATATATCCATCATTGAAAAGGAAATCGAAGCCGAGGTTAGAAACGAATGCGGCAACGTGGCACTTCCTGCTGGTCCCGTGGACACTATCACCGCGGTAGTTGATGCCGATGGGGATACGGTAACATCTTACACGGTAAAGGGTGGCCGTTATCCGTATGTAGAAAGCCCGTTGTACGACTTTATTAAATTTACTTACACTGCAGGATTTGCCGCCGTCGGGTTGAAAGTACCGAAGTCATTAAAGCAAGCCATCATTGAAGAGGTGGTTTGGAGGTATAGCAACCGAGGCGATAGCAACGAAACAGGTATAAGTTCAGCGCAGGCAAGAAACCTACTATCACAATTTAACAACAAGTCATGGCTCGCTTAGGAGACTTTTGGCATATAGCAACGTTTAAGAATCCAACTAAAACTACCGACTATGCTGGTGGCAATTTGGAGTCTTTTACTACGTTTTGCACAACCAGGGGCAGCCTTGAGCGCACGGGTGGAAGTAGGGTACTTGTGGATGGCAAGGACTTGATGGCTGATAACTTTGATTTTGTTTGCTTTTACAAAACAGCTTTAGAGGATAACATTACGAAGGACACCCTTGTAATTATTGACAACGCTAATTATGAGGTGGTTAATTATTACAAACAAAAAGAGGATCGACGCTTTTACACTTTTCAGTTAACACGCGTTTCATGAATATAAAGATTAAAGGACTTGAGGAAACGATAAAGTTTTATGGTTCTTTGAATCAGAATGCGAAAGCTGCCATGAAGATTGAAATTACCGACATGGCAAACAAGGTCAAGACCGAGATGCAAGCGGACGCGCCTGTTGACGTGGCAAGGTTGAAAAATGCAATAAGTTATGAGCAGAAAGATTTAAACCTAACATTTGTCGCTCAAACTTTTTACGCGGCGTATATGGAATTTGGTACTAAAAAGAAGGTTGCTATTCCTTCATGGGTCGGAAGTTACGCGGCTCAGTTTAAAGGACCTGCACCAGTTCAAACAGATAGTAAGAAAGCAATAAAGCAATGGGCAAGCAAGAAAGGAGTTCAAGATTGGCAAGCTGTTTGGTGGAGCATTATGAAGAACGGCGTTAAACCGCATCCTTTTTTCTTCTCAACAAAAAACGGCCAAAACAGGCTCGAAATAATAAAAGAAAGGTACATTGCAGCATTGAAGCAAGGCCTTAAAAATATTCAACCATAATGTTAGATTTCGGCACAGCAATAAGAGCAGCTTATATTAACGCACTTGAAGGTAACGTACTTTATAGTGTGGATGAAGTTGCTATTGTTGATGATAAGGTTGAAACTGACAGGCTTTTTTATGTGAGGGTAACGACTCAAAACATGACGAGCAGCAACACGAAGTCTTATTTTGGTGGAGAGTGCGACATTAACCTGCAAATTGTCTCTATACAACGATCCGCTACAAGTAAAACAATATTAGAAGCCATTAGCAGCCAAATTATGGACATTATTTGTCCAACGGTATCAACCAATGGATTGACCATAGATAGTGCTTTTAAATTGTCGTATGCGCGGCTAATAAACACCGTGGACGATATTGCCATTCAGACACAGCGCGGATTCGAGATAAAGAAAACATTGGTATTCAGAAATAGGGTTATTCAATGACGTTAGGTTTTGCGCCCATATCAGCCATTCCATTATCAGCCATACCAAGGGCTTCTGAAGTGCTTGTGCTGACCATTGATACCTGTATTTATAACGTTAATATGCAAACGTTTGAAATAGGTGTGCATGATTACAAGCTGTTGGCGTGGAAGTCTATTGTTGCTCCTAATCTGGCCGATAAGAGCAAACTGGATTTGAGAGGTATTGGATGGCCGTCAAACTTTGATACAAATATAACAGGATGAGCTTATTTAATAAACAGACACTTATAACAATAACCTTAGACTGTGGTACCACTGTAACGGGTGCCACTACGGCAAGGATATTGTACAAGAAACCCAATGGAACCACTGGCTATTGGACGGCTACACCATCGACACAATATTTAATTTATTCAGTGTTGAGCGGTGATATTGATCAGAGCGGTGTGTGGGAATTTCAGGCTTATGCAGTGTTAAGCGGGAAAATAGCTTATGGCGAAATAGTTTATCGTAATTTTAAAGAACCAATTTTATAATCAACAAACATGGCTACAGAACTCCTTGGGTCACTTGTCACCCTCCAAATTTCAACAGATACTACAGGCGCAACCGGCCTTAAAACTATCACCTGCGAAGATTCAAGCGATTTGAACCTTTCGGCGAACGTTAACGTAACAAAAACCAAGTGCGGTAGCTTTACCGCCGTTGATACGCCTGAAGGTACCATCAACGTGAGCGGTGTGGTTAACGCTGCTTTGGGCGGCACTGAGTACTCCTACAACGACATTGCTGGTTGGGTAGTAAACAAAACTAAGCTTTACGCAAAGTATCAAAATGCAGTGAGCGGCTCCGTTAGTGCAGGTACTGCGGTTTATGCATCAGGTACTGGCTATTTTTCAAGCGCACAGGTTACAAGTGCTGAGGGTGACCTCGTGAAGTTTACCGCTACCTTCAACTTCAGCGGAACTATTGATACTACTGTTTAAAAACAACGACGATGAATAAGACTTACATGACCCTATACCTCGGAGGGCAAGAACGAGGCCTAAAGTTTAATTTTGGTACATTAAGGTTTATAGGTGAGCTGACAGGAAGCGATCCGTTATTATTGGCGGGTGCTTCCAACGTCGGCGAGCAGTTTAAGTATGTGAAGACCATTATTCATGCAGCTCTTATGAGCAACTACCTTAGCATGAAGAAACAAGTGGATTTTACAGAAGATGAACTGATAGAATGGATATCTGAAATAAGCATGGAGCAAGCTACAAGCGTGACCACAGCTTTCGGGGCTGCTTTTACGGTGGAGGCAACCGGTAAGGCTGACACACAGCAACAGTAAGCCGTATACTTGGAGCGATTTAATTGCTGAAGCTTACGGCGAAATGGGGTTACACCCTTGGGAGCTTGATTTGTACACAATGGACGATTTTGCAGCACGTCGCAAAGGTTACCAGCAACGAGACCTAACGGAGTGGCATAGGGCAAGATTTGTGGCCTATTATTCATCTGTTGGGTACTTGAAGAAAGGAACCAAAATGAGCGATTTGTTGGAACTTCCAGGTGACCCGAAAAGGCTTAAAGATTTGAAAGGCGATGAATTAAAAGCGTGGTATGAGAATAGGAAATTATTAGAAATTAAAGCAGGTTTAAGAGATGGCTGAACAGCAAATTGAAATAATAATAACCGGAAACACGGATGGACTGCAAAAGAGTACATCCAAGGCCACAGACGCTCTTAATAATGTCAAGAAAGCAAGCGGTTCCGCTCAATACGCCCTCACCAACCTATCACGTGTAGCTTCAGACGCTCCCTTTGGTTTTATTGCGATTCAGAACAACTTGGATCCGCTATTAAGTTCGTTTGGACAACTGCAAAAAGAGACTGGTTCCGTAGGCGGCGCATTGAAGGCTTTAGGTTCATCGCTTGCTGGACCAGCCGGTATTGCGGTTGGGTTTAGTGTGGTTTCTGCGCTTGTTACCACTGCGATACAAAAATATGGGAGTTTAAGCGCGGCAGTCGATGCGCTTTTTGCTTCAACGGATGCGGCTGCGATGGCACAGCGTGATTTAAATAAAGCCAATGCTGATGCAATTGCAAGTGTGCAAGGGGAATTATCAAGCATAAATTCACTTGTTACTGTAGCTCAGGATTTAAGTTTGTCCAACGAAGCGAGGTCATTGGCAATAAAGAAACTTAACCAACAATATCCGCAATATTTAGGCAATCTTACTTTAGAAAATAGCAATACTGCACAAACTGCGATATCTGTTGAAAAGCTAACGGCAGCACTTGAAAGAAAGGCAAAGATTGCAGGCATTGAAAAATTAATTACTAAACTTTCAGAAGAACAAGCTCAGGCCTATTTAGACCTTCAGCAAAATATAAAAGATACTGATAGTCCATTGCAGAAATTTGTTAATGGAGTTGTTCAAAGTGTAACAGGTACTAATGCTTCAATAAAAAGTATTTCATCTCTTAGCAAAGAATTTGGTAAGCAAGAACAGCAAATTAAATTATTACAAGATGCAAGAGATAATTTAACTAAAGTTCAGGCAATAAACGGTGAGATAACTGTTAAACAAGAAAAGGATACTAAAAAAAGCACCTCGGCTTTAAAAGAGCAAAAGAAAGTTATTGAAGATATCTTCCAAATTGGCGTTAAACTTAAAGGCTCCGTTGGTAAAACAGAGGAGCCAGTTATTACGGCTGCATTTGTTCCGAATAGCGATCAGACTAAAGCGGATGCGGCTAATATTAGGGCTTATTATGATACTTTAAGAAATGCAATACAAGCAGGACAGCAAGCAATAAGCCAAGGTATTGTTGAATCGTTTAGTGGAGTAGCTGAAGCTTTTGGTTCCGCTTTAGGTTCTGGCGGTGGTATAGGTGGCGCACTTGCAGCGGCAGGAAATGCATTGTTAAATATTATTGGAGGCATATTGGTGCAGATAGGAAAGCAGGTTATTTTAGCTTCCGCACTTGTACAAGCTCTTCAAAAATCACTTGCAACTTTGTTTACTAATCCTGCAGCTGGTCTTGCAGTAGGTATCGGTTTAGTTGCACTTGGTTCCATCCTTAAAAGCATCAAATTAACTAAGGGAGTCGCTTTCGCAGACGGTGGCATTGTCACCGGCCCAACCCGGGCCTTAATTGGTGAGGCAGGCCCTGAAGCTGTTATTCCATTATCGAAGTTGGATAACATCGTTGGAGGCAATCAAAACATCTTTG